CAAAATAGAAGTCTAGGAAAGGCTTTAAATGCGCGGTGGTAACGAAGGTGCTGATGTAAACAGCCGCTTCAATATGGACTACGAAAGTAAGTCTATGTATGAAGGCATTGCAGAGGACCTTGGCGGTACTGTTGGTGTTGAAGTTGACTGGATGCGTTGGCAAGAATACTACCTAGACGACAACTACAACACAATCGTAGATGACATCTATGACGTATCTAGCTCCGTAGCTGGTGGAGGTCGTAGATGGATGCTTCCATTTAAGATGCCTGTAGTTATGGCTCAGTTTATTCGTGGTACTAACATTATGAATGAACGCGGTTTCTATGTAACCGATACTTTGCGCCTAGTATTAAACGTCGGAGATGTCCAACGTATGCTGCCTAGTCTTATTACCGATTCAAACAACCACATTAAAGACCGCATTATTTACCGTGGTGAAGTGTTTGTTCCTACTCGTCTATTGCCTCGTGGTTCTTTCGCAAACCGCTGGGCTGTAGTAACTGTTGACTGCAACCAGGTGAACCCTGATGAGCTTGTTAACGACCCACAATTCACCAACTATGCTGCTGTAGCTAAGACAGAGCCTAGAACAATCGGCTATGGCTACGGTGGCTATGGCTCTGACCTTTACGGAGAGTAATCATGCCACTTACTAAACCTACTGTTGGGCAGTCAAATTGGGGTACAACCCTAAATACTGCTTTAGATTATCTAGACACTAATTCTCTTAAGGCTAGTACTAGAAACCCTATTGTCTCATCAATTCCAGACATCGTTTTGGCTTTGTCGGATGCAGGGACCTTCATCTATGTAACTAAAGATGAGAATAATTACACACAGGGCTTTAGAGTTCCCGCAAATGCAGCTGTGCCCTTCCCTATTGGGACTGTGATTACTTTTGTGACCATTGATGCCGCGGTTATGCTGCGTGAAGGGTTTGATGAAGGCTCCGAAACGCAGTCTAATGTTTACGGCGAGGGACATGGAACGGGGACTGACTACATGGGGTTTACAGGAACAGGTGTTACTAAGTTGATTAAGATTGGCACAGACGACTGGATTTTTGCGGGCAACAACATCTGGTGGGACTAGTGCCTTTTAAATCACTGGCCCAGATGAAGTTCCTATACGCTAATAAACCTAAGCTAGCAAAGGAATTTGCAGCTAAAACCACTAGTATTAAATCCCTACCAAAAAAGGTAAAGAAGAATGGCTGAGAAGAAGAAACCAGCATCTAAGAAAGACCCACGACTAGCTCGTGCAGGAGTTACTGGCTACAACAAACCTAAAGCTACCCCTGGTGCTGCTAAGTCACACGTAGTAGTGGCTAAAGAAGGTGACCAGATTAAGACCATTCGTTTTGGTCAACAGGGTGTTAAAGGGTCTCCTGAAAAAGAGCATGAGTCTGAGGCTTACCGTAAGCGTCGTGAATCTTTCAAGGCTCGTCACGCTAAGAACATTGCTAAAGGCAAGATGTCAGCAGCATACTGGGCCAATAAGGTTAAATGGTAATGACTGTTAAAGTAGGCACCAAAAAGAAGTTCGGTCCTTACAAGGGCTCAGCCGCTAACGGTGGACGCCCTATCTACGTGACTAAGACTAAGCAAGCGGATGGTACTTGGAAGACTACTTCTGAGAACAAGGCTCGTGCAGATTACGAGAAATCTTCTGGAAAGAAACTTCCTAAGAATGTTGATGTTGACCACAAGAACAATAACCATTCTGATGACCGTAAGAGTAACCTAAGACCATTGGCACATGGAAAAAACACCGCTAAAGAGAACAAACGACGAGTAGGAAAGAAGTAATGGCTGTTAAACCAAGTTACGAAAAAGGCAAGTACACTGAAGCTAAAGACAAGAAGAAGGATGCAGCAATGCTCCGTAAAGCTGGTCTAACTGAAAAAGATGAGAAGAAGGCTTTCAAGAAAGCTGACGACGCTCACGGTGCCAAGAAGAAGCCAAAGACTATGGCTGAAGACAAGAAGATTGACGCTGGTATTATTCGCAAGATTAAAGCCAAGGAAGCTGCTCACGAGAAGCGTGAAGGCAAAGCTGGCGAAAAACGTGAAGACAAACGTGAAAAGAAGACTGGCCGCAAGTAATGTCTATTAAAGACTGTAACTGCACTAAAAAGAAGAGGCCTATCCCTCAGGCTCCTTCTGGCAAGTAGTCCCAACACAAACAAAAAGTTTACCCTGCCATTGGCGGGGTTTTCTTTTACTCTTAATGGGTAGGCATCTGTGCGGAAGTCTACCTGGTTTCGACCAGACCTGCGCCTGTAATAAGGATTTTGCTGATGTTTTCTGACAACTTCAAGCCCTGGTGGGAACAAGTCAATGACTTTGAATCTCACGAGGAAAGGGAAGAGTTCCTAGCTTCTGTTCGCCAGTATGGCGGCACAGCCTGGATGCGTCCCACCTATACACGACAAGCAAAAATGCTTGGTGCGGTAGCAGGTTACAAGAGTCGGAAATTTGCATCACCAAAGTCCCACACAGGCAAGCAGGAGTAATGAAGCACGTCCTAGACGCTATTGAGCAGGCATCACATGCCGCCGCAGTTCAAGCACAAGCTGACCTGCGTGCTGCTGCTCTAGCAAGTAACTGGGCCCCTGAAGTGGCTGACAGCATCTCTGTATCCTACGATGGCTCTGTCATGTCTGCTGTAGTTCCTGAAGAGCACGCTACTGAAGCATTTGACTATGAGTACGGAACTCCTAAATCACGTCCTACTTCAGTTCTTCTTAAGTACTCCAACAATCCTACTGGGGCAGAGTCTGCTTTTGTTAAAAGCCTTAACGACATTTTGGGAGGTAAGTTTTGACATTCCTACTAGGTGAAGATAAAGCCCTTCGACTTAAACTTCAGGGTATTACTGTCCACGACCAGAAGGCTGATGGACAAGATGTTCCACGTCAGGTTGGTGTTTGGTTCGGTCAGCCTGACCAAGAAGTACGTGCTCAGAACTTTCCTTATGTAACTATCGACATGGTAGACATCAACCGAGACACTACTCGTGAGCACCGTGGTCTAGTAGACCCAGAGTACCTAGCTCCAGAAGGATTGACTCCTGAGCAGGGCTGGGTCATTCACATGCCTATCCCTGTAAACATTGATTACCAGATTACAACCTACGCTCGTCACCCACGTCACGACCGTGAAATGCTTACTCAAATTTTGTTTGAAAAGCTACCAATTAGATTTGGGGCACTAGAGGTTATTGAGAATGTTGTAGTAGATGGAGAAACTACTACTACAACTTCCACAATGCGTCGTCTAGATGTCCTAGCTAGCTCGAAGAGAGATAGCACCGAACAGGCAAAGCGTTTGTTCGTAAATGTAATAAGCGTGCGAGTCTCTAGTGAGATTTCGCTCGACTCGTATAAGCAGCTATACAAGGCACTGTCAGTTACTGTCGATGAACCAATACTCACTCGTGATGGTTTTATTGGTGTAGGACAGATTTCCAATTCGGCATAATTCGTTACCCACTGTTTAATCAACCCTAGTTAGGAGAAACCCATATGACGTACCAACGTCCAGGCATCTACATTAATGAGAGCCTACTTCCTGCTGCTATCAACACCGAAGGTACTGCAGACGCTGCAGGTGCCGCAATCGGTGTATTTGCACAGGGACCAACCGCAGTAACCCGCGTAACTTCATGGTATGACTTTGTTCGTACTTTTGGTGGTTACGACGCAGCTTATCCAGCTACTTTTGGAATTGGCTCATTCTTCAAGAATGGTGGTTCAGAGCTTTACGTTCGCCGTGTAGTACACAGCGATGCAGCTAAGGCAACCGCTACTCTAGTAGAAGAAGGCGACACTCCTGAAGTTGCTACTATTGAAGCAGTAAGCTTCGGAACTGAAGGCAACAACCTACGTATTCAGCTTGAGCGTGTAGGCACTACTTCATACCACAACCTGTCAGTATACAAAGAAGGTACCGCAAACAACTCAGGTACTCTAGCTGGAGACACTCTACTAGAGCGCTACACTAACGTTGTTTTCGATGCTCCTACTTCTGGTGACTTCGTTGAGACTGTTGTAAACCTTAACTCAAAGTACATCACCATCTCAGTAGTTGCAGACAACACTGCTCTTCCTTCACTAGCTATCCTTCCTCTAACTGGCGGCCTTGACGGCACTACTCCAGTTGCTGGAGACTACCTAGGTACTTCTAACTCTGTTCTAGCTGAGTTCGAGATTCTTAACCGCCCTCTAGTAGTATTCGTTCCTGAGGTTATCGCACAGCTTGGTGCAACTGATGGTCAGACTGTTCTAGACGAGGTAGTTGGTTGGGCTGGATTGAACAACGCGTTTGTTGTTATCGATACTGACCAGGCTCTTGATGGAACAGCGCCTAACCTAACCGTTGCTCAGGCACTTACATACGCTGCTGGATACCAGGCTTCAAGCCACGCAGCAGTTTACTACCCTAACGTA